TCAGGATTTCCCTCTGAAAGACCTCCGGATATCTTTGGAGATCTCAAATCAAAGGACATTTGATTTTTTGTCGCACATTTAGGACAGCTTACCACAGCTTCATAATCTGCTCCGTAAGCCGTTGCACGAGCTTGGATGATTATTGCGTTGCGGTCACACACCAAAAGACTTAAAGGACTAATGTTGCCGTCTATAATGATGTTCTCTAGCACTCTTTCAAGTGCGATACCTTTCTTGAGAAGAGATTGGTTCGCCAAGGTGTCTTCGTCCTTTGCCGTCATGTATCTGATCTCGATATATTCTTTCCTGTTTAAAGGATGATCATCTGGATAGCCCATTCCCTTTGATGGTAGATCGACGAGTTCTGTTGGAGCCACAAAGTTTAGTGGACTTATTGTTGGTGGAGCCTCTGCTGGCTCTGCTCTATTGTCTATTCCAAGACGATCGGAATTTCTTCCCATTATACCTCCAGTATATTATTCGTAATCTGCGTAATCGTAAGCTATTTCTAGGGTAACTTCGGATAAGTCATCGCTTGAGTAGTCAAGCTTGCTGTATGTTGCTGAGATTATGAAAGCTCCTTTAAGAGTCCAAGTATCTACTACTGTACTTCCGTCTGCTGCAAGATGTTGTATCTGTAGGTCTGATACCACCGAGTTTCCTTTTCCAATTCCTTTCATTGGATCCTTATCCGGACGAGTATAGCCTATTAAGGCCAATTCTTTCTTAAGTTCTTCTCCGGAGTTGGGTCCTTGCTTCGCAAAGTCCACAAGGGTGACTTGAATATTCTTCCAAGTAACAATGCCGGGATATTTAAACTTGTGGTTAACCAGTTGATATTCACTGTTTGAAACATCAAACGATGGCTTATCGATCGACTTAGCAAACCACCAAACCGCATTTGGATTATTTATTTTAAATCTAAAATTTCTTTTAGGTTCAAGATTAGATTCAGTCCAAAAAGACATGTTTAACCTCTATTAGGGAACTTTAAATTGGTCACGGAAAGCAGCAGTTTCTTTCGCATGGTCACATTCAGCCCAGTCGTATCGCCAAGTTAAATCAATTGTTCTCAAATCATCATTAGAGTAATCCAATGTTGAGTAACTAACTCCTTTCAAGAATGGATTTTGAAGTGTCCACTTCTCAATTTCATCACCGTCAGCATTGAAAATTGTTGTGATAACAGAACCAACTGCCCCAACTGCTCCAGCTTTACCCATAGTGCTTGGAGCTGAGCCTTGACCTTTAACGCTGTATCCTGAATTCAGAATGATTTGATTTGTTAAAGCAGCAGCATTAGGACTAACAGGATCTACCAAAGTCATTGTGCAATCATCCCAAGTCAAACGACCAGGAAAGTAATACTTGTTGTCTAAAAAATCGTGTGTTGACTCGCTAACATTATATGAAGGCGTCTTGAAGTTCTTCGCCCACCAAATGATACTATTAGCGTCAAACCCAGTGATTTGTACTTGAAATCTAAAATTTCTTTTAGG